CCAATTCACCGCATGTCGGCAGTAGATGCTAGCTATGTTAAATATGGTATCAATTCTTTTCTGGCTATGAAGGTGCTATTCTTTAATCAGTTTTACGATGTAATAGAAAATAATAAAGGCTCTTATAATAAAATAGTAAATGCTATTATATCAGATCCGCGAGTGGGTCCATCTCATACGGCCGTACCAGGTCTTGATAATAAACGCGGATATGGAGGAGCATGCTTTCCCAAAGATACTAGCGCATTATTTAATCACGATAAAACGTTTACATTACTCGGAGAATGTGTTAGAATCAATAATGAATACAGAGCTATGTATGAATTAGACGAAAGAGAAAGAGAACAAAATGTCAATTATGGACAAACTGAAGAAAAACAGTAAAATCAAAACAGCCGAAGTCCTTGCTGATTCTAAGTTTTTTACAGAAGTAGATATGACACCAACTGATGTGCCTATGATAAACGTAGCACTTTCTGGTTCAGTAGATGGAGGATTGGCACCTGGCCTAACAGTTTTAGCTGGACCATCAAAACATTTTAAAACTTCATTTGCTTTATTGATGGCAGCATCATATCTTAAAAAGCATCCAGAAGCTATTATGCTATTTTATGATTCAGAATTTGGTTCACCGCAATCATACTTCGAACAATTTGATATTGATACATCTCGTATCTTGCATACACCTATTGCTAATGTAGAAGAACTTAAATTTGATCTTATTTCTCAGCTTGAAGAAATAGATAGAAACGATAAAGTAATTATTGTAATCGATTCTATTGGTAATCTGGCATCTAAGAAAGAATTAGACGATGCGATCAATGAAAAATCAGTTGCAGATATGTCACGTGC